TGGTCTTCCATGGTTGATTTCATTATGGATTCATGATGAAATCAAATTTTAGAGATTGTATCCATATTACACGGTACGCAGGTACTGCCAATTCTGATCCCCGCAGATCTTTTCCCACGTCTTATCCTGTAAATATAGTTTATCACGGTTTTTCAACAGGGGAAAGCATGATAGATACTCATCCATTTCAAGCAATTCACAGAACTTGTAGAGAACATATCCATAGGATAAAAAGTTACGACGACCCTTCGGACAATGCTTCTTAAATGATGGCTGAATCTCACGAAACATATGACGCAACTTCTCCTCATCTTCACGTGACATAAAGGGCGCATTTTGACCGTTTAGACGATTAATAATATGCGGAATGTGCTCATAATATTTTGAACACTTCATCTTACGAAGAATCTCACGTAATTTGGTGGGCTTCAAGGAACTCATATTCGTGATTCGCTCTTTCTTCAATTGCAATAAAATCTCATCATACACGTCGGCAGGAATCTCTGTACTTTCTTTTGCCTGGAACTGCGCCAACCATTCATTAAAATGATTAATCTTCTTATACGCATAATAACACACTTCTCGGGGAGGATCTTTATACGATGGTTTATCACTGTCTACCAAAATAAACTCCTGGTGACCACATTTAGAGCATGTGAGATTGGCTTCATTCAGACACATGATCATCTCATTTCCACAATTTTCACAATTTGTCCACGGATCATCGTATTCTTCAAGTGTATTACGACCCATGGACGGATCCTCGATCTGTAGATAATCATTCAGAAGTTGATTTCTTTGAAAACTCTTTTTCTCTTTGGTGCCCTCTGGTGGTCCATCTACAATTGTATCCGTTCGTGCTTCACTCGACGATAATGCGAATGAATCCGTTGCGGAATGTTCATCTTCCGCGACCTCTTCCAAAATTGCGAGAATGGAACCTGGTTTTGCCTTATTGGAAACAAAATTAGCAGTGCCCTGTTGGATTTGGTCTTGAATATCGTAATAGTGATACAAGATATCGCCCGTCCGAAGATAATAATCCATCATTTCGGAACCATCTTCAATTGAACGAATCTTCTTTTCTAACGTATCAATCTCTCGCTCGATTCGCCAAATGTCCATGTCAGACGATGTTTCTTCTAATTTCTTTTTCAGCGCATCCTGCTCTTTTTTATACGTTCCAACTTTTTCCTTTTCCTCCATCATATTCTGAATCTTTTGATGATGGATGGCATCGAGTGTCGTGCGGGCTTCAGGGTTGCTTCGTTTTGAACTCTTTACTTTAAAAAAGGCACTATCACTCATGATCCTGAAAGGTACTTATACGGTATGAGTGGGGTGGTTTTAAACCCTCCTTTCACCGTATATGTGTATTGTGCGTTTAAAAGATATAAAAAAGCCATACGGGATACCCCTCATCCATAAAATAGGTATTCAACAGTAAGCTGTTCAGTAGGAACGGATAATTTATGATACTGTATACGGCTTACTAGATGTTCAATTCGTCGCTCAAACTCCTTTTGATGTAATGATAATATTCCAGTCGGTGTATACCGAAAAGGCGATGGGTATTTCCTCTTACCTTCTTTGTATCCATCTGGGTTAAATCGAAGAAATACTATTTTACGAAATCCAATGTCTTCATACAGTTCTACCATACGTTTCTCCTCACACGAATAATTGTAATGTCTATTTTCATCAATTTCAATCATCAGACAGTGCGAACCAAAATCAATGGCTACATCGGGCCGACGACGTGAACACCCCCCTTCGACGATCTTATCAAAACGCATCGTTAAGTTGTTTTCGAAATGTTCTTTTAATTGATCAACTACATGATGTTCTTTTAGCTTATATTTGCGGGGAATGATGACGTCTGGGTTCAATACACAGTAGCATCGAAAACAGTAGGGGTTCCATTTGGATCCGACGACAGAAATCATATGACAATGTTGACATCCGTTCGAGGGTGTACAGGTGATACATTGATTCTTCTGTTTCTCGTGGGAACACATATAGCTTCCATCACACTCGTTACAGATAGCTTTCCGTTTTCCATGTTCGCATATGAGAGTACCTTTACACTCCACACATTGATTTCTGATTTTAGAATGCTCGCATACATTTTTACCACCACATTCTACACAAATATACTTACTATTTCCATGGATACATAGCTCAGAACCACCACATTCTACACAGCGACTTTTTCGTAATTGATGAGGGCACGTTTGAGTTCCATCACATTCTACACATATTTCTCTTCGACGCTGATGTTCGCACATTTCAGAACCATCACATATTATACAACGACTTCTAAGTTTCCCATGATCGCAAATGGAGCCCCCTTTACATTCTATACAACGACTCCGGCGTTTGTTATGATCACATATATTCCCACCATGACATTCTACACAGTTTAGTTTGACTTTTTTATGGACACAAAATCCAGAACCATCACAATCTGTACAATATATTTTACGTTTTCCGTGAATACATAGACAAGAGCCCTTACAATCTTTACATTGAAATGAATATTTACCATGTTCACATTTCTTACGGATATACTTCTTTTTCTCTTCTGCCATTTTTAATTATTATTTTACTGTTCTCATCAATCAAATTTTACAATATCATTCTATTTTTAGCAATATAAAGAAAATCGTATCCACTAGTACGATTGGCAATAAAAAAATGGAAAATTGGGCCAGTTAAAAACTCCCCGGTCAAATTTTAAAAATTGTGTTTTTCCAAAATTATTTTGTATTCTCTAAGTATAAACCGGTAATCATGACAGGCGGAGGATTAATGCAACTTGTAGCTTACGGCGCCCAGGACGTATACCTGACTGGCAACCCGCAGATCACTTTCTTCAAGGTGGTGTACCGTCGTCACACCAACTTTGCGATGGAGTCGATCGAGAACCCCTTCAACGGTGCCCCGAACTTCGGCAAGAAGGTCACCTGCACCATCCAGCGCAACGGTGATTTGATCCACCGCATGTACCTGCAGGCCACCCTGCCTCAGGTCGCCCTTCAGTCGACCGACGGTTCTGGCGCTCAGTTCCGCTGGTTGAACTGGATCGGTCACAACATGATCAACTATGTTGAGATTGAGATCGGTGGTCAGCGCATCGACAAGCAGTACGGTGACTGGATGCACATCTGGAACGAGCTCACCCAGGAGGCTGGCAAGCAGGCCGGTTATGCCAAGATGGTCGGCAACGTCCCGGAGCTCACCAACCTCCTGTACCAGGGCGGTTCGTCGTGCGACAACGATTGCTATGGCGGTGAGCCCCTCACCTCCGAGGTCATCACCTCGTGCGCCCCGATGTACACCCTGTACATCCCGCTGCAGTTCTGGTTCTGCCGCAACCCGGGTCTGGCTCTGCCGCTCATTGCGCTCCAGTACCACGAGGTGCGCATCAACCTCGAGTTCGAGTCCCTGAACAACCTGTGCTGGGACTACTCGAACGGCTCGTCGGACGCCCACGCCATCCGCAACCGTGTTGGCCAGTGCGGTCTGGCTGCTGCCTCTCTGTACGTCGATTACATCTACCTCGACACGGATGAGCGCCGCAAGTTTGCCCAGGTCTCGCACGAGTACCTGATCGATGTCCTCCAGTTCACTGGTGGCGAGTCGATCACCTCGTCGGCCAACAAGCTGAAGTTGAACTTCAACCACCCGTGCAAGGAGCTCGTGTGGGTCGTCCAGCGCGACTCGTACGTCTCGTGCGATGACTCGATCATCAACCCGTGGAAGGGCCAGCAGCCGTTCAACTACTCGGACTGGTGGGACCGCTCGGTTCTGGAGTCGGGTTACTCCGTCACTCGCGTCGAGGGCATGGCCGGCAAGAACCCGGTCGTCACCGCGCTGCTCCAGCTCAACGGCCACGACCGCTTCCAGGTTCGCGACGGCAACTACTTCAACTTGGTTCAGCCGTACCAGCACCACACCAACATCCCAGCGGTCGGCATCAACGTTTACTCGTTTGCCCTCCAGCCGGAGCAGCACCAGCCGTCGGGCACCTGCAACTTGTCGCGCATTGACAACACCACCCTGTTGTTGACTGTCTCGAACAACGCTGTCGGCACCAACCTGTCGTCCACTGTCCGCGTCTATGCCACCAACTACAACGTTCTGCGCATCATGTCGGGCATGGGTGGTCTTGCCTACAGCAACTAAGCACTTTGCTTGGTTTTGTACTACGTTTTGTATTACAACTAAAAAAAAATAATAAACATAAATATATTTTTTAATTCCGATGTTCGGTACATAAAAGATATAATGATTTAAAGTATGTTATAGATAAATTTGAAATACGATGTATCATGACATAATACATGATAAAATGGAAATAAATGCCGATGGCTATCATAAACAGCAAGAAAAGGAAGAATGTGTAATTTGTTTGGATGATGCGGAGACAGAATGGAGGGATTTGGAGTGTCATCATCGTTATCATAAAAAATGTATAGAGAATTGGATTACTGTTCGCGCGAAATGCCCTATGTGTATGAAAAGCATAAAGGAAAATACAACAGAAAATCAAAATAGATCATGGGAGATAGATCATATTACAATTCGGAGATCTGTACTATTTATAGTGCTTATCATGGGTATCATTGTTGTAATGGTGCTATGTAGTTTATAATAAAATTGAAACATTGATGTGATTATAATATAATCATCACATCATGAAACATATAAAAGACATCATTGCCAAATATATTCGTACATTTAGAACCAAAGAGGTAACTAAACTTGGTAGATGGAATGTTCAACATGACACTCCTACCATCCATTTCAACATCGATCAAGCAAATACAGATCATTCCTGCTGTGTGCTACACGATTTCCAGAAAGAAGAAGACAAATATCTTTCATATTATTTATAAAAAGTATAAACTCTGAAATATGCTTAACATTGTAAATATGAACACATTATTTTTTGAGTTCGTACAACGACATCAAAAAAATCTGCTGAGCCGGAATCGAACCAGCGACCTGAAGATAACAAACGAAAACGACTACAGTCTTCCGCTCTACCAATTGAGCTATCAGCAGTAGAATCGACACCAATCCGATGTCTACAATACCGTAGGAGATAAACAAAATAAGGAAAATACGCACTTAGCATTCGTAATTATGAAAGACATTCTCGATATCGGAAAAGTTGGCATATTGGTATCCGATTCGTGTGTGATACGCATACCATTTTCCTTCAGGCATTAGTTGTTTCCAATATTGATCCAGACATCCTTCGTGACATCGCCCTTTTTCTTTTAGAATCTGACTACTTTCTTTATAATTTTTCAAAAGCGTCGGTATGTAATCTGTGTGAACAATGTATCCAGACGTAGTCTGTGAGGAGTGAACTTGAAGAATATGTGGAGATTGGGTTGGAAGAGTAGAAAACGCATCATGACCATATGCCAATAATAATACATCAAACGAATCACACGATAGGATCAATTCAACAATCTGATAATTAGATTCAAAGGCAGGACCCACAAAAGTAAAATCGTCTTCAAGGATCAAGCATCGCTTCCATTCAGGATGACACAAACACATCCTTAATGCGTTAATATGACTCAGTGAGCATCCCAATGCTCCATTCTCTGGTACACATTCGGCCGCTAAGCGGTGTGTTTTAGAGAGAGTAGGGTCGATCTTTTTTATTTCCTCTAATACATGCTCATTGCGATCATTGCGATGATCTAAATTAATATAAATGATCGCATCAATGTACTCGAGACAAGGTGGAATCGCCATTGTTGTTAGCTACTCCATTGGGCTTTAGATATTATCGTCCTCTCCATACTTTAATAATAGCAGTATCATAGTTCGCTTGGGTCAATGAATGGCCCGCTGTTTCCATGGTTTGGAATTGTGATTCAAATGCCCCTGGATAACGGAGTATGTCGCCAAAATTAGAACATTGCTGTTCGGTAACATAACCTTCATAAAATAGGATCATCCCAAAGATGCGCTCGAACATTTCACGGTCGGGACGGGTACGAATGGCCATGGCCAAACGTGTGAATACTCCGTATTTCTCTTCTAGTTTCTTTACTACGTCGAGATCAATGATACTG